ACAAAAAAAACCATATTTAAGAGTATCTGATTTAAATCCAATAGTAACACAAGAAATTGGTAGAGCTTCTCATTACGATTTAGTATTCACTAATGCTAATAAACAAGATAAAGAAGCAACTATTAATAAAATCAGGATGATGCTTTCTAATCATAAGATTTATATTAATCCTAGATGCGTCACCTTAATACGGCAACTTCGTAACACTAGATGGGCTTCTAATACTAGTAATACAAAGAAGATATTTTCCCGTAGTGGGGGCGAGCATGGAGATGCAATAGATGCACTAATTTATTTAATATCTTCAATTAATTACACCAAAAACCCTTACCCAGCTTTTTATAATATGGATACAAGGGATTTGTTTATAAAAAATCCAAATGGTCCAATTCAAAATAATAACAACTATATAGAGACTTATAAAAAGATTTTTAATATTAAACCAAAAGAATAGAGAAAAATGGACACATCTAAAGTATATTTTGGGGCTAAACCGGCTGAAGAAACCGCTGCTGATTTAATGCAAAGAGCTAGAAGCTTTTATATTACTTTAGAAGCCAATGCCTATCTTATTAAAATCCAACGCATGTGGAGTGCTTATCATGGTATTTACACTGCTAATTATGGTTTTAATCATCATACCACACAATTCGTAGGAGAACAAGGAGAACTTGTTTTCGTTCCTGTAAATCATTTTCGTAACTTAGCTCAACATATTCTTGTTCTTATTACGGCAGATAGACCTGCCCTTAAAGCTAGAGCGATCAATACTGATTATAAAAGTCTTTCACAAACTGTTTTAGCTGATAGTATTCTTGATTATTATATGCGTCAAAAGGGATTGGAAACAATCATCAGACGCGCCGTAGAATATGCAGTTGTTCTTGGTAGTGGTTTTATTAAAGTTGAATGGAATGCTACCGCTGGTGAACCTTACGATGTAGATGAAGAAACTGGTGAATTTACTCGTGAAGGTGATTTAGAATTTTCCAATCTTTCCCCATTTGATGTTGTTGTTGATGGTACTAAAGAATACTACAATGACGACTGGATGCTTTGCCGTACTTTCAAAAATAAATATGATCTTATAGCAAAGTATCCTGAGTTTGCTGATAAAATCCATGCTTTACGTACTAAAGATGGTAATGATAACTATCGCATTCGTATGTTTACGAATGATGTTACGGATGATATTCCAGTTTATGAATTTTTTCATAAACCCACAGAAGCCCTTCCCGAAGGTAGATATCTTCTATTTCTAGATGCTACAATTATTCTTTTAGATACTAAAATGCCTTATAGACGTGTTCCTGTATTCAGAATTGTTCCTGCTGAAATATTAGGAAGTCCTTATGGTTATAGTCCAATGTTTGATGTTTATCCAATTCAAGAAAGCATCAATGCGTTGTATAGTACTATTATGACAAACCAGAATGCATTTGGTGTTCAGAACTTATATATTCCCCGTGGGGCCGATATTAATATTGCTTCACTTCCTGGTGGATTAAATATCATTGAAGCCAATGGTAAACCAGAACCTCTTCAAATGACTTCAACACCCAAAGAAGTATTTGATTTCTTAGAGATGATGATTCAAACTGCTGAGACACTTACTGGTATTAATAGTGTTGTTCGCGGTAATCCTGAAACTAATCTACGAACTGGTAATGCATTAGCCCTTGTACAATCAAATGCTATTCAATTCTTATCTGGTCTTCAAGGTAGTTATATTAAACTATTAGAAAATGTTGGCACTGGTCTTATTGAAATATTAAAAGATTTTGCTAACACTCCTAGAATGGTTGAACTTGTTGGTAAAAATAATCGTCCCCTTCTAAAAGAATTTCAAGCCGGTGACATTTCTGAAATTGCTAGAGTAGTAGTAGATGTTGCTAACCCTCTTTCTAAAACTACCGCTGGTAGATTAGAAATGGCTAATAATCTTACTCAAATGAAACTTGTAGATAGTCCTCAACAATATCTTCAAGTATTAAATACTGGTAATTTAGATGTTATGTATGAAGGAGAAATGAATGAACTTCTTCTTATTAAATCTGAAAATGAAAAACTTGTTTCTGGACAAAATCCCATTGTTTCACCATTAGATAAACATATGCTTCATATTAATGAACATCGTGTTGTAATTGGTGATAGTGAATTAAGAAATAATCCTGAACTCATTAAAATAGTTATGGATCATATTGAAGCACATCTTAATGCCCTACGTAGTACTGATCCTGCTCTATTACAACTTGTTGGTGAACAACCTTTACCTCCACTTCAACCAATGATGCCTCCAGGAATGACACCTCCACCTGGTATGCCTGGTCCTGAAGCTGGCGGTCCTCCTGGTGTAAATATTCCACAAATGATGCAAGCTCAACAAGGTAATGTTCAAGTTGGAGAAACTGTTGTTGGTCCTAATGGACAAGGTGTTCAATTACCTAATTTACCAAACCCACCTGCACCATTTCAAATGCAACCAGTAAAACCGGGAATGTAATATGGAATATTTAAATAAACCATTTTTTAAATTTCTTATTGGAATAGCGTTAGTATTTGCTCCGGTTAAACAAATGTTAATTACAGCATTTTGTTTAGTGTTAGCAGATATGCTTTTTGGTATTTTTGCTGCAAGAAAACGTAAAGATCCTATTACATCTGCTGGTTTAGGACGTACTCTTGTAAAAATATTTGTTTATAGTATGAGTATTTGTTTAGGATTTTTAACTGAACATTATCTTACTGGTGGAACTTTCCCAATATTAAGTATTATAACTAGTTTAATTGGTCTTACTGAAATTAAAAGTATTTTAGAAAATCTTAATGAAATTAGTGGTACAGATTTATTACGTTCTATATTAGATAAATTATCTAGTGTTAATTATAAAAAGAAAGATGAACCAAATGCCTAATTTAGCTGATGGAATTAGACAAAGTTTTCTTAATAACCTTGGTAAAGAAGGTATGGAAAAAGCTTATAATAGGGTTTCTGGTGCTTCAGAAGATGATGAAGAACGTAAACGTAAGATTAGATTAGCTGCTTTAAAAAAACATATTGACAATTATACTGTAAGAGAGTAAGATGTAAAATGGATGATAATCTATTTAAAACAATTGCACCAATATATAAAGAAATTAAAGCTAGTAAACGCCTTACAAAAAAGCGCATTGCTAAGTCTTTGTCTAATTTTACCGACCAGTCAAAAAATCCCAACAAATTACTCAAAAAACCCCTCAAAAATGGATAATAATACAGAAAAATTTCTTAATATCATCAAGCAAATTGAGAGTAGTGGGGGTAAAAACGTCAATCATCCCACTATGCAACAAGGAATTCATGCTGGAGATACGGCCTACGGGTCTTATGGACTCATGCCTAATACTGTTATTGATGTAACTAATCGTTTACAATCACTAAATAAACTTTCTGATAAGACAAGTCCCATAGTTGGCTTACCAAAAGAACAAATTAATGATTATTTACGTCAAAATCCACAAGCAGAAGAAGAAGTTGCTGATTTTTTAGCTAGAAATCTACTTGCAAGAATGAAGGGTAATGAAGAATTCGCAGCAAAGGCTTGGAATGCTGGAAGTAATCTTCAACCAGAACAAATGGATCAACAAAAATTAATAAATGATCCATATGTTAGCAAATATCGTGAGATTGCCCGTAGACAAGCATTGCAACGATTAGCTCAACATGTACAGTAAATGGCTTTATCTCTCTGGCCATGTATTTTACAGAGCAAATCAAGATAAATACTTCATTCATATAATAAATTTTTCAAGTTATAGTGTTAAAATTGAAATTTAATGAAGATCGAACATATTATCTATTCAGATCGTGTATATTTTAGATATGATAGTTCTGGATTTTTTATTTCAATTATAGAATTCAATCTTTTTAAATGGTATGAATAAGAAAGACGACTTTTTATTTTGTTCCTTTACAGAAAAAGCCGGATGGTATTTTTTTAAGGGAAGCTATACTCAAATTGTTCCCAATCTTGTGTTTTATATTGTCATTGATCCTGTAAAATTTGAAATTAGAGAATATTAATAGTATTTAAAAAAATCAAAACAAATAATATAACATTTTTTAACAACTATTACTATTATTACTATAAATCAGTGATATACCCTTCATTGTGTTGGGCTATCAACTTTTTTCTACCCTAAATGGGCGAATATAAAGGATAAATTATGGCTACCGAAAATACTGCTCCCGTTGCTGAAACTGCTTCAGAAGATACCTCTAATAATACCGAAAATCAAGAACAAAGTCAAGAAAATACCGAAGCTGCACCTGTTGTTGCTGAAACAATACAACAAGCTGCGAAAAAAGAACAAGCTAAGTATTTAAAATCATTAAAACTTAAGGTTGATAAAGGTGAAATTGAAGAAGCCCTTCCTTTTGAGATTCCTGATACTGAAGAAGCTCGGGAATATATGACTAAGCATCTTCAACTTTCTAAAATGGGCAATAAACGTGCTCAAGAGTTTAGTACTCTTCAAAAGGAAGTTGCTGAATTCATTAATATTCTTAAAACTAATCCAAAAGAAGCCCTTCGCAATCCAAATATTGGAATTGATGTTAAAAAGCTTGCTGCTGATATTTTGGAAGAAGAAATCGAGAATAGTAAGAAGTCCCCTGAACAAGTTGAAAAAGAAAAACTCGAACTAGAACTTAAAGCTATTAAAGAAGAACGTGAACGTGAAAAGAAAGACTTCGAAACTCGTGAATTAGAGCGTCTTACTGACTTAGAGTTCCAACGTTATGATGATATGATCAGCAAAGCTATTGAAAAGACTAAGGATTTACCAAAAAGTCCTTATGTTGTTAAGAAAGTTGCTGAATATATGATGCTCGGACTTCAAAACAATATTGATGTTACTCCAGATGATGTTATGAAGTTAGTAAAAGATGAAATTCAGAATGATATTAAGGAGATGTTTGGTGCTATGCCTGATGAAGTAGTCGAACAATTCTTAGGGAAAGACCGTATGTCTAGTATGCGTAAGAAAAATTTAGCTAAGGCTAAAAGTAATCCTACTACTCCAACAAAAGTAGTTGATAGTGGTAATACTACAAAGCCAAGTAAAAAAGCTGATAAAAAACAAACATATAAAGAGTTTTTTAAATTATAACCCATTGTTTTATTTAATATTTTTATTTATTAAATTTAACTGTTAATAATTTTAACAACTTAGTATAGTTTTTATTTAATACGCGTTTTTTCAATTAATTGGGTAATACCCTAAGTATAAAGGTATATAGAATGGCTTATGATGCAAAAAATTCACCTGTCGATGGGCGGCAACTAGAAGTACAACAAATGGTTATTCCAATTGCCTTTACGGGTAGTGCTTCTCCCTCTAGTGTTTCACTTTTGAGTGATGAACCCTCAATGGTATTTTTTCGTTCAACGAGTGTTGACCAAATTACAGATGCTCTTCGGGTAGATGAAGTTGCTGATTTCAGTGCGGCGGCGAGTGATGAATTTGGTATTGTTCAGTGTTTAGTTAGAATTGGAGAAGATTTAGAAAAAGTTCAAAAAGTTAGTTTAGTTAATCGACATGGATCTAATGTAGGATTTGCTGCATATTTAGGCAGTGATACTGGTATTACTACTGGCGACGGCGGTGGACAAGATATTATGGTGCTCTTAAATGTTGCACCTGAAGGTGGTGGTAGTTCTGTTGAATTAGGAACTGCTAGAAGTTATGGTATTTTAGGAGCATCTGCGGTAACTAATACAGGTAATACAGTTGTAACTGGTAATTTAGGGTTATATCCTGGAACCAGTGTAACGGGATTTCCACCTGGAGTAGTTTCTGGTACACAAGATGTTGCCAATGCTGCTGCTCAAACTGCTCAAACTGCTGCTCAAGCTGCCTATACTTCACTCTCTGCATTATCAGGTTCAGCAACAGCAATTAATGCAATTCTTGATGGACAAACTTTAAATCCTGGTGTTTATAAAGAATCAAGTGGAACTTTTAATCTAGCAACATCAAGCGCCGGAACTTTAACATTAGATGGTGCTGGAGATTATATTTTCATAGCTTCAAGTACTCTTACCACTGGTGCCGGTGGAATTCCTACAATTACTCTTTCTAACGGAGCGACTGCTGCTAGAGTATATTGGATTGTTGGAAGTTCTGCTACCATTAATGCTGGTAGTGCTGGAACTTTTCCGGGAGTTATTATCGCACAAGCAAGTGTTACAGATACTTTAGGTGGTATTGTAAATGGAAGTCTTATGGCTCTTACAGGAGCAGTGACTTTAAGTGCTGCAACTGAAATTAATGCTCAATCGCTTTCTGGCGGTGGTGGATTACCTTCAGCCGATTGTTGTTTAGAAGTAAATTATATTGTTGCTGAATAAAAAGGTTTAAAAATTTTACTTGTTTCTTTCCTGATCGATTGGATCTTACCAGCTAGGGGATCGATACCGAAAAAGAAAATGAACACGTATAGTATAAAGTTTGGAAATAATTCCAAATTTAACAAAATAAATAAGAAAGAAAACTAAAATGGCTTATGATGCAAAAAATGCCCCGCAATCAGGTCGCCAGTTAGAAGTTCAAAGATTGGTTATTCCTGTTCTATTAACAGGCGCGGCTAGTCCTGCAAGTGTTAGTCTTATGTGTGATGAACCAGAATTCGTATTCTTCCGTTCATCTAGCGTAGATCAAATTACTGCACAATTGGATACTAATGAAACGGCGACTTATAGTGCTTCACCATCTGATGGTTCTGGTGTTGTTCAATGTTTAATTCGAATCAGCGAACCCCTAGCAAAAATATGTAAGGTTAGTCTTGTTAACCGTAAAGGTGTCAATACTAATATTTATGCATATTTAGGCAGTGATACTGGTATTACTACTGGTACCGATGGTGGTCAACAAATAATGGCTATCCTAAATGTGGCTAATGCTCTAAACAGTGGTTCTTCAGTGAACGATTGCTGCTTAGAAGTTAACTATATTGTGGAATAACAATAAATAAAGGAAATAAATAAATGGCTACAGCTAATACGTTTGGTACCCCGAATAATACGGTAGGTAACCTAAATGGTCTATTTAAAGAAGTGTATGCGGATAAACTTGAAAATCTAATTCCAGACGGAGTTAAGGTTCTTAAAGAGGTCAAGTTCGTCCCTAAGGAAAAACAACCCGGTAACCTCTACCATCAACCTGTGATTCTTGGTATGGAACACGGTATTACCTTCGCGGCTTCAGATGAAGATGCTTTTAATCTTCAACCTGCCGTTGCTGGTCAAATCAAAGATGCTCAAGTACGTGGAAATCCTGCGTTACTCCGATCAATCCTTGGTTATAATGCTGCGTCCCGTTCACTAGGAAGTGCTCAGGCGTTCGAATCTGCTACTAAATATCTAGTTGCTAATATGATGCGTTCAATGTCCAAATCATTGGAAATTGAAATGTTCTATGGGCAAGTTGGTTATGGTGTGGTTGGTGCTGCTGTCGGTGCAGATGTTACGGTTTCCACTCCTGAGTGGGCACCTGGTATCTGGGCTGGTGGTGAAGGAATGCCTATTGAAATTCGTAATGCTGCTGGTTCGCTTTCACGCGGAACTTTCACTATTACCAATGTCAATATGGATACTCGGGTTCTAACCCTTGATTCAAGTGCCTCTGGTGCTGGTGTGGTTGCAACTGATGTTATCTGGCATAAAGGTGCATATGGTAATGAGTTTCCTGGTATTCACCAGATTCTCACCCAATCATCTGGAACGCTATTCAACATCAACGTTGCTCAATTCAATCTATTCCGTGGTAACCAATTCTCAGCGGCTTCTGGTGCGCTAACGTTTGACAAGCTAACGCTTGCTGCGGCTCGCCCAGTGGAAAAAGGTCTAGATGGTCCTCTATATACGCTCGTTAACGTGCGTGCATGGGCTGGTCTTCTAAACGATCAAGCTGCTCTCCGATTATATGATAGTTCATATAGTCCTGCTCAGTTAGAGAATGGTAGTCAGAAACTAAAATTCTTCTCACAAAATGGAGAACTCATTATCGAGCCTTCCATCTATGTGAAAGAAGGTTACTGCTACATGCTCTCTAAAGAAGAGTGGATGCGGGTTGGTAGCTCAGACCTAACGTTCCGTGTTCCTGGTCAGGGAGATGAATTCTTCCGCCATCTAACGGATGCGGCTGGTTATGAACTACGCCTCTGGACTGACCAAGCGCTATTCACGTATGCGCCTGGACATTCAGCGATTGTTACGAATATCGTTAATCCTACTGCTTAATAACCTAAATAGTTATTATAATTAAAGAACCCTAGAAAAGCCTTAAGAAAGCTTTTTTGGGGTTTTTTATTATTAAAATACACATTATTAGAGAGGAGGGGGGAGTCCTTTATTAACAACTTAAGTAAAGACTTTTGTGAACTATTATGTCATTTAGAAACATACCATCTGCCGGAAGCGAATCTTGGAAAGATCCTGTATCTACTTTTTTTTCTCTGCCTTTAGTTAATAATACAATCGGTGATGCAAGGGTTACTGAAGATACTTCTCGAATATTTATTTGGGATGGTGATAGTTGGAATAGTGCTTCTCCTTCACAAAGCGATAGTTTTATTATAATACAAACACCAGAAGGAACTTTTCCAACAGCAAGTAGTCCTTCAGATGCTCTAACATTCGAAACTGATAATAATAAATTATCTATTATCGGCGATGCTAGTACAAAAACTATATTATTTCGAGTAAATGATAATGTTGCCACTCAAGAGGATGCTATTATAAAAGCAATTATTTTCGGCTAATGAAAACTATTATTACACAACCTATTTTTAATCCAGGAGCACAAACCCTAGATTTTTCTACTTTTCCTGGATTTGACATTGTAAATCTTTATGCTGTAATAAATACAAATGATAGTACGATTATATATGCAACTGCTCTTACTGGAAAAGGATATACTAGTGTAGTTGGAGATTTAGTAACATTAGAATTTGATACTTCTTCAATGAGTGCTTCTGATGATCTTCAAGTATTATATGATGATCCAAATGCTACAGTACAAATAATAGGCCCTTTATCTGTTTCTTCTCTTCCTAATCTTAATATAACAAATTTTCCAACCGTTCAATCTGTTAATGTAATTAATTCTCTTTCCATAGCTTCATTACCTAGTATTACAGGAAGCGTTGCTATTGTTGGAAATCTTTCTGTTTCATCTTTACCAAATGTCGTGATTAGTAATTTTCCAGCCACACAACCAGTTTCTTTAACTGGTGTAGTAGATTCTGGAAATTCAACTACAACAAATTTAGGAGTTAGTAGTGTTTTTACTGGAGTATGGACTGATGTTCTTTTATATAATAATATTGTTATAACAATTCTAGCTAGTAGTGCTTCTGCAACTAATGGATTACAAGTTCAATGGTCAAATGATGGATCAACAATTCATTCAACAGATATATTTAATATTTCAGCAAATTTAGGAAAACAATTTTCTTTTGGTCGATTAAGTCGTTATTATCGTATAGTATATACTAATGGAGTTATTGCTCAAACATCTTTTAGTTTACAAACCATTCTTTGTATAGGAAATCTTAAACCTTCTAGTCATAGAATTAATGATTCAATTATTGATGAAGATGATGCAGAACTTATCAAAGCTGTTATAACTGGAAGAACTACTGGTGGTATTTATAAAAACGTTAATGTAGATGCAGATGGTAATCTTCAAACTATACCAGTTTCAGGAAGTAGTATTATTCCAACTCTGGGAACCAATCTTGTTTATGATGATATGAATGTTGCTAATAATGGAATAGCAAGAGGCACTTCTATTGTTGCAGGGGCGGGTTGGACTCAGGTTTATAGTTATACGGGAAGTGGTATTCTTATGGGAGTTCTTCAAACTCTTGAAACAATAGAAGGAACTGCGGCAAGTGGTTGGTTTGTTAGACTGGTTATAGATAGTAATGAACTTTTTACTGCAACAGGAATAGCAACAAGGGATCTTGCAACATCCACTATTTATAATTTTAATATTGGAACAACTCCATCCCCAACATGGGGAGGTCTTAACATAGTACAAGATACTTTTCGATGGGATTCTCCTAATAATTTACCAGTATCTTTTACAACAAATGTTACAGTATACGTTAGTAGAAGTGGTGCCGTGAATAAACTTTGGCGTGCTGGTGTGGTTTGTATAGCAAAGGTTTAAAATGATACAAATAAAAAATTGGTTAAGTTTTAAAAAGTTTATTGATGATAAATCTCTTTCGATTCAATTCATTGAATTTGAAGAAATGTATCATATATACGCATTTGATAATATTTTTAGTCTTCAATATATAATGGATAAATATTCATCAGATACAACAGATCTTATTGATTTTGAAACAAATTATAAAAATCAAGCAAATAAGAAATTAGAAGAACCTAAAGATTCAGATGGAACACCACTAACAAGAACAAAAATTACTCAATCTGGTTGGATTTATCATCTTCATTCAATAGAATTTGAAGTATCTAAACTTAATTCTGTTATAGAAAAAAAATCAGATAATACTGATTGGAATTTTACAAACTTTTATTTTTATGAATTAATAGATAATGTTGAAACTCTTATGGTTAATCCATCACAAGAAGAAATTACTAGTAAATGTATTAAAACTATCGTTGATTGGGAACCAGACTTTGATTATGACGTAATAGGCGGATTTTTTAAACAACAAACTTTACCAACAGAAGATATTCGTATGTGGATAGTTGGAGTACCAGATGTTCCAGAAAACTACGGTGGAAGTAAATTATTTGTATCTTCTCTTAATTTAAAGTTTATGGGAACAGATGGTATAAAAGTTAATGCTCATGCTCCTAAATATTTATCTTATGATCCTATTTATCATACAAATAAATTAAGAATGATTTTTAGACATCCTGCTGGATTTACACATAAAATGTGTTTAATTTTAGAAATTTTTAAAGAATAATGAATAAATTAAAACAATATTTTTGGAATTGTTTAATAGCTTTTGATCAATTTGTTAATACTATTTGTGGTGGAGATCCTGACGAAACTATTAGCTCACGAATGGGTAAATGGGCAAGAAACGGTGAAAATAATAATGGTTTAAAAAAGCCTTTATATATGATTGCACATTTTGTTGTTGAATTATTTGAAAAAAATCATTTTTCTAAGTCTATTGAAGAGGATGAAGGAAAAAACGAAATACTAGATTAATATGAAAAAAGTTATTATATTTCATAATGGTTCTTCTCCAAGAATATATTATAATATTGATATTTCTAAAATAACCGAACCTTATTTAATAAACCCCCCTATTCCCAAAAGAGTCCCCCCTCATTTATGGAAAATAAAAAATAATAAAGTGGTCGTTAAGTTCAATTTTCGTTATTTTTGGTCATTTCTTAAATCTAGGTTACTATAATATATTCTGTGGTTTATTATTCAGTTTTAACAACTATATAAAGAAAGTTTATTTAAGGTGTTAAATGGCATATACTGTTACTAAAGGAAATAAATAATGGCATACACCGTAACAATCCAAGGAAACAGCTTGTCCCTACCAGAAGTTAGTGCTTCTCCAAATTGGGCACCTGGTCAAGTTGCTTTTAATAAAGCGGTTGCTAATGCTCTACAATTTACTGTTGGAACCTTCGATATTCCACCCACTACCTATCAAATGGTTAGTAATGTTAATAATGATGTTGAAATTGGTGGATTAGCATTTCCTACTAGTCAAATTCGTGCAGTATTTTTATATTATTCAGTTTTTCGTACTACTAGTACAAATAATCAAGCCGAAGCTGGCATGATTACAATGGTTTATAATCCAAATAATTCAGTAAATAATAAATGGGAAAAAGTTCAACAATTTTGTGGAAGTAGTACTGTTACTTTTTCTATTACGGATAGTGGTCAGGTAACTTTTTCTAGCACAAGTTTGGCTGGTAGTAATCATTCTGGAACTATCGGTTATTATGCAAAAGTATTACAACAACTTTATTAAAGGAAATAATTAAGTGGCTTTTTCATTTACAAAATTTTTAAAAGGTATTAATTTAGTTCCAAAAAGTGCATCTACAGTTTCTTCTCTAGGAGATTTAGATGTTACAACAGATGGTCAACTTCATTTTTATAACGGTACTATTGATACCACACTTACTAATGCTAACAATGTTCAAACTTTTACAAATAAAACCATTGATGGTAATGTAAACACTATTATAAATGTTTCTGCTTCTTCTTTACCTTCAGATATTGTTTATACTAATGCAACTCAAACATTAACAAATAAAACTTTAACCAGTCCTATTTTAAATAGTCCTAGTTTAAATACAGCAAATGTTGGTTCACCAATGACATTTGTTGAAGGTGCTGCTCCTTCTAATCCATCTGCTGGTAATAGAGCTTTTTATGCTAAATCTGATGGTTTTTATGAAAAAGATTCAGCGGGAGTTGAAACACAATTTGGTGCTGCAAGTGGTGATGTTGTTGGACCAGGTTCCAGTACTGATAATGCGATTGCTAAATGGGATGGAACTGGTGGAAATACTCTTCAAAATTCAAATATATTAATCGATACGGATGATGTAAGTTTTATTAATATTTTACCACCTGATAATGTTGCTGTAGATGCTGATCCTGGGATGGATGTTGAATTACGTGGTACAGCAAAACTTGCTGGAACTGGTGATGGTGGTGGACTTTTTCTACGCGGTGGAGAATCTACTGGTGGAAATGGTGGTCCTGTTACAATTGCCCCCGGTTCTGCTTTGGTTGGAAATGATGGATATATTTCACTTCAAGGTCGAGTTCGTGTTCAAAGACAATCTTTTGCAACATCCGGAAATGTTAATACTAATGTTTATTATGTTGCTGTAACAGATACATCAGCCCCACGTACTTTAACTTTACCAACCATTACAACAGTTGGTCAAGGAACTATATTAGTAATTAAAGATGAAAGCGGCAGCGCAGCAGCAAATAATATTACCATTGCTGCTGGTGGATCAGATATATTTGATGATGGTGGTACAACCAAAATTATTAATGCTAATAATGGTTCATTTACTATTATTGGTAGTAGTTCTTCTCACTGGAGAACAGTTAGTGATACAAATAGTTTGATTACAGGACCAGGTTCTTCTGCATCAGGTAGACTTGTTTCATGGAGTGGTACAACTGGAAAAATTATAACCAATTCTACTATTTCAAATGCAACTGCTGGGGTTTTAAGTTCACTTTCTGGAACAAATCTTGGTTTACAAACCGCAGCAAGTACTGATAGTGTTCAAATTGGATTTCCTCCCAATGCATTGTTAAATGTTACACCATATACTGGTTCTACTGGAGTATCTTTAACTCCTTCTGCTGGAAATTTTAGTATTAAAAGTGGGTCTGATGAGCGTCTTCTAATTGATAGTTCTGGAAATTTTTCTGTAAAAAGTGGTTCTTCTGTTAGTAGATTGAGCATTGATAGTACCGGAGCAGTAACTTTTAGAAATGGTTCTTCTGATAAACTTTCTATTGATACGGGTGGAAACGTTGTTATTGGTTCTGCTGCATTAGCTACAAATGCTACAAATGGATTTTTAAATATTACATCTAGTGCTGGCGCTCCTACTGGAGTTCCTACAGCTTTTACTGGTAGAGTTCCAATTCATTATGATAGTACAAATAATATTTTATATGTCTATGATGCTGGTTGGGTAAGTATTGGTGCTCCTGTAGGAACAATTGTTAATGGTGGTAATACATTAGGTTCTAATATTTCAATTGGAACTAATGATGCATTTACATTAGGTTTCGAAACAAATAATATCGAAAGATTAACATTATCCTCTTCAACTCCATTATTAAGCGTTCCTGATTCAAATACTAATCCAAAAGATTTTGAATTACGTGCTGGTAAAGGTGTTAGTGGTAACGTTGCTGGTGGTGATGCAATTTTAACTGCCGGAGATGGAATTGGAACTGGTGCTGCTGGTGATGTTGTTTTAAAAGGTGGAACTCCTGTAAGTGGGAATATTGGACAAGTTCAGGTAGAATTGGCTGGCAGTCCAATGGCTCATTTTGAGTATAACAATCAAGGAGCTTGTACTTTTAAAATAACGAATGTCGCATATGGTAGTAATGATCCAAGTATTATGGCCTCAAATTTTAGAGTAGATCATGCTCTTGCTGATACTAGTGATAATACACCAACATCGGCATTTAGTTATTCATTAAATGATGGGGCGCAAATTTGGGATATTAAAATAAATGCTTTTGATGGTACTGATAGTGCCGCTTTTCATTGGGTTGCTAGAGTAAAAACTGTTGGTGGAGTTCCTGATGTAAATACACTTTCAACTTCTACTAATGCTGATGCTGGTGCATCTACATGGAATATTAGTATAGATCAATCAACTCCACCCATTGTTTCAATTCTTGTTACAGGACAAATTGCTAAAGATATTAGTTGGAATGGTGTTGTTACAATTACTGGATTTTAATTAAAAAAGGAAAATATAAATGGCTGAAAGTTATAGAAATATTCCCGATGCAGGAAGTCCTAGTTGGAAAGAACCTGTTGCAACAGTGGGTGATTTACCTACATCGGGCAATGGAAATGGTGATGCCCGTGCCGTTATAGACACAGGAGTTGTTTATGTTTGGGATGGAAGTGCTTGGGTATCTCAAGGTGGCGGGGGTGGTACGGGTGATGTAACAGGACCAAGTTCAAGTACATCAGGTACTATTGCTGTTTTTTCTGGAACAAGTGGTAAAATAATTGCTGATGCAACTAATTTAATTGCAACGGCAACTAACATAACTCCAGCGACGGCTGGAACTTTTAGTATAAATGGATTTGTTAATACAAGTGGAGCAGGAAGCAGTTTAACTCTTAGAGGGGGAAACTCTACTGGTAATTTAGGCGGCGCTATTTCTGTTACCGCAGGAAGTACCCAACAATCTGGTAATGGTGCTACAACAACTATAACTGGTGGTTCTAATACTGTTGGAGGCGGCGGAACTACTATTGTAGCTGCTGGAACTAGTAATGCGGCTTCACAATCTGGCGGCAATCTTTCGCTTCGCGGCGGACAGCCTGGTTCTGGTGGAACTGCCGGTTCTATTGGTATGACTACAGGAACTTCTGCTGGTGGTAGTACACGTTTAACAATTGATGGTAGTGGTAACATTATCCCTGGAACTGCCGCTTTGGCTACTACAGCTACCGATGGATTTATATATAGTCAAAGTTGTGCAGGAACTCCAACAGGTGTTCCAGCAGCTACAGCAACTGGTAGAGTACCATTAATAATTGATTCAACTAATAATCGTTTATATAGTTATATATCAGGATGGGTTCAACCAGCATTAAATGCACTATTAACAGGATTTTCAGCCGCAGCAGGAACAGTTTCATCATCTGATAGTATTTTAACTGCTATTAATAAAATTGTTGGTAATCTTGGTTTACTTGCTACTCCAGAAGTAGATCATGGTGATATGGGTGCCACTGAAACGATTGATTTTGCAACTGGTCCAGCACATTATGGAAATATAAGCGCGGCTTGTACTGTAACATTATCAAATGTTGTTAGTGGAAGTGCTTATAGTGTTGTAATTGAAGCAAATGGGACAGATGATATTACATGGGCCGGACCCACAATTGATTGGGGTACTGATGGTCAACCAGATTTTACGGCATTAGCCGATGGTGATTTAACTTTAATTAATTTTTATTATAGTGGTACAAAAACGGTTGTGCTTGCTAGTTATAAATCGTATTAAAAGAAATATATGTCTCAACGTTATTTAGCACCAATTAAAACAAATGCAGCACCACCTCCAGGTTGGGTTCCATCTGATAAAGCCGGACTTATTGCGTGGTTTAGAGCGGATACTGTTAGTGTTGATGGTGGTAATAATGTTACATCTTGGACAGATCAAAGCGGTAATGCATATAATGCTACACCAACTGGTACCGCACCTAAAAAAGTAAATAGTGTTATAAATGGAAACCCTGTTATAAGATTTGTGGCTGCGGATAACGGTAGATTAACTTTTGCAAGTGGAATATCTTTATTAGATAAAGACACAGCCAACACTGTTGTTTTTATAACAAAAGCAACGGCTCAATTAACTGGTGGTAGTTTTGGTGTATTTTTAGGTTTAGGAACATCAAGTACAACAAGAACTTCTTTTTTTAATGCTGAAACAGCAACTTATGGTCAATTAAATGCTGGTGGTGGAACTGCTGGAACTGATACAAACGTTGGTTTAACTACTTTTAATTATTATTCAGCATTTTATTCTTTAATTTCTCAATATAACGGTGGAGGAAGTTTTAGTACCGCAGCAAATTATTCTTGGTTAACTAATGGTAGTACTAATAACCCGACTAATTTTGCTGGTGCAGTTAATACAACAACAGGAGAAAACTGTATAGGAGCATTTGGTCCTTCTGCTCTTAATTACGATGGGGATATTGCCGAGATTATTGTTTGGAATAGTACATTAAGTGGGGGAGATCAAACATCGTTGTTAAGTTATATTTCTAGTAGGTATGGTATATAAATGATAAATGAATGGTCAGTTGTAGGAGATGATGTGGTTCTTACTTTAACAGAAGGTGAACCAGTAGAGGGTGCTGTTGAGACATGGACTTCCGCTGGTATAACTTTAGAAGGTGATAATTTTTATTCTTGGATTGTAATTACAAATTGGGAAATTATCCCATAAATGAAAGGTAAATAAATGTTAAATGTCGCATATAGTCTTGATACTCTTTTAGATGGAGTATCTTTAAATGATGAACAATCTACAAATCCTTTAAATATTAAAAATATGATAGGATATTCTGCTGAATTTATTTGGTCTGCTGGTAGTGTAAGTAGATCTGTAACATTAGAATTAAGAGCTTCTAATACTGAAGATGGTGGATTTACTGTTATTGATAGTTACACTATTGATGGTAATGAAGGAGTTCGTTTAATAAATGTAGAATATCCACGTTATAACTGGATTAAAGTGACTAGTTCTAATGCTAGTGCTGGTGGTGGTACACTAACAGTTACAATAGCTGGTAGAGGTATATAACAAGGTTTTATAATTTTTAAAATGAAACCTAATAAGAAAATTCTAAAAGATCTTGCTGAACTTGCTTCTAAAAAGAAATCTTTAGAAGTAATGGATCTTGCTGACGAAGGTTATCTTAAAATCCGTGGTCCTCATGGCAGTGCTAGTGGGCAACTTATTGATCAAGATTTAGCAGAACAATATTTAGATAAGTTAGCTCCTACTATGAAAGGTAATGAAGCTATGTATCTTGAGGATCTTTCTGTAGATCCAAATTTACGTGGCCAAGGTCATGGTAGTGAAATATTAAAAAAATTCTTAGAAGAAACTAAGAAAAAAGGCATCAAAGAAGTATATGCAAATGCTTCTCCTTATGGTGCAATGAATAGAGAAGAAGCCCTTCCTAAATTATTAGAGTTTTATAAAAAGCATGGCGCTCAAGTTTTAGAAAAAGATAAAGAAAATGCCATGATTAAATGGCTTTTAGGAATGGGTGGAATTGGTGCTATAGCTTCTGGTGGTAATGCTGAAGCTGCCACTCATGCACTTAATAACCCATTATCTACTGGTGTTGGTGAAATTGGTGGTAATGCTCTCACTCAATTAGATAGAATTACTGGAAGACCTATTAGAGCAGGAGTTAATGCTTTATTACAACATCAAAACCCTTTACAAGCAGCTAAAGAAGCTGTAGTAGATGATAAAGATGTTACAGGTTCCGATGTGGCACATTCTTTGATGCAAGCTAACCCTCAACTAGGATTTCCCACTGTAGATGGTGGTAGAGACTATCCTCTTGAATCTGGTGTTGGTTTAGCAGCCGATTTAGCTTTTGATCCCACTAATTTAATAGGAATGGGTGCTGGTGTAAAAGCGGCTAAGACTCTTGGTAAAGAAGGTTTAGCATTAAGAGCTTTGCAAAGATTTATGAAATAGTAACAAAAGAATAATATTTGTTAAGATAATGGTATTTTAACAACTATATATTGAATATTCTTTTATAAAAGGACCACTTAAATGGATGATAAATTAAAGAAACTTATGAAAGCTAAGGGTGATAAAAAGATTCATCCTATTGAAAAAGAAGCTAAAATGCGTTCTTTGGGTGAGCTTCATAGTATGGCTAAGAATATGCTTGGGGATAGATTGCAAGGGCTTAAGAAAGTCACTGTTGCTTCCGATAGCAAAGAAGGATTAGAAAAAGGTCTTTCTAAAGCTAAAGAAATTGTCGATGGTAAATTATCTGGAAATAACGTTTCAGATGTTTCACCTGAAATGGCCAATGCAATGGCTGAAGAAACTCTTGAAACTTCAGAAGAAGAAGCGGAAGAATCTCCTGCTGAACAAGAATTAGAAGCTAAAGAAGGTATTGAAATGCATAATCCTGATATGGAAGAAATGGATGAGCATGAAATTGATGAAAAAATCCAAAAATTAATGGAGATGAAGAAGCGATTAGCGAAGAATTAATCCTTTCGTCTTTATGTCACCGATTAGGGGAAGTTGCTTCGCAAAGGCGCTTCCCCTCTTTTTTTAAGGAAATAAAATATGGCTAAAACTCCTTGGTTAACAAGCGATGAAATTGTTGACACTGTAAAAAAACGAATTATGGTTCCTTTATCAGAATCAACTTTTACTGTTGACGATATCCTAGATTTTTGTAATCAAGAATTAATGGGAAGTCAGGTTCCATCTGTTCTTCAATATCATGAAGAATATTTCATTCAAAGGATTTCTGTACCTCTTGAACAAAATATTCTAAGATATCCTATTCCCAATAGAGCATTGGGAATGAAATTGCGTTATATCTTTTATCTTGATACTAATAATCAAAGTTATGATATGACTCGTATTAATCCCAATGATCAGAGTTACTTTTTAAATAATTCTGATAGTAATACAAATCCCTATCGTTATTATGTAGAAAACAATGAAATAGTTCTTTCAATTGGTAGTATGACACAGCCTGTTGGTAGTTTACTTATGGGATTTTTCATGCGACCAAATCAGCTTGTTCAAAATGCTCAAGCTGCAACAATTCAAAGTTTTGGTCAAACTATCACTATAGATAATACTACATTGGCAGTTGGTGATACTGTTGTTATTGATAATGGTCTAAATCAAGATGATAGTGAAATTACATTTACAATTGTTGCATCTAGTCCTGGTGACAATGAATTTGTAATCGGTAGTACTAGTATTAATACTGCTTCTAATTTAGTAAATGCTATAAATGATAATGGTACTTATTCTGCTTCAAATAGTACACCAGCAACAAATGTTGTAACATTAGTTTACTATAATATTCAACTATCAATCACGCCATCTAATAGCGTTTCAATGATTGTTCCAACCACTCAAACCATTAATTGTGATAATGTTCCTAGTACATTTAGCAATAATACTTTTTATGATATATTACAAACAAAACCTGGGCATAGAATTATAAATTACGACGTATTAGTTGGAAATAATGCTATTTCAGGTACTACAATGACATTCCCAGCGGGAAGTTTACCTGATGCAGTAATTATTGGAGACTATGTTTGTTTAGCTAACGAATGTATAATTCCGCAATTACCTCCAGAATTACACAATATTTTAGCTGAACGTACTTGTGCTCGCGTTCTTTCTGCAATTGGTGACACTGAAGGGTTACAAAATTCTCAAAAGATGATTGCTGATATGGAACTAAGACAAGGAAATATGGTGCAAAATCGGGTTGACGGAAATACTCAAAAAGTATTGGCAAGGCGCAGTTTGCTCCATTATGGAAAAGGCATTCGTCGAAATATTCTTTAATATTGGCAAATAAATGGCAAATCCACCAACATCAACAGTTAATCTGAAAGCCCTTGGGCTCAATACCCAACCTAATGAATTATCGGTTGAACCCGGAAGTTTGTCCGAAGCCTCAGATATTGTAATTAGACGTGATAATGTCATTGAACCTAGACGCGGATTTAAATTATTTGGTGAAGATTTTGGAACATCTACCGATAGAATAACTCAACTCTTTCAATATAAAGAAAGAATTTTACGTCATTATAATACAATTCTTCAATTTGAAACTGATACTACTAACATCAATGATGAAGTGATATTTGATGATTTTTGTGGTAGTTATTCTCCAGTAGAACCCGGTATTAGAATAAAATCAATTGAAGCTAATGGTAATTTTTATTTTACTACGTCTACTGGTATTCAAAAAATTTCTGCTCGCACTGCTGCTGATTTTACATCTAATTGTGGTTTTGTAACCCAAGCTGGTGGTATAAAAGCATTAGATATAGAAGCATTTTTAAATTTTACATATGGTGTTGAAGGATTTCTTCCCCCAGATAGTGCAGTTGCTTATAGAGTTGTTTGGGGAACTAAGGATTTAAATGGAAATTTAATTCTTGGTGTTCCAAGTGCTAGAGCTATTGTATATAATTCTCTTCAAGAAATGATAGTTAGAGATTATATGGTAGCATTGGAGAATTTAGATAATTTAGATATTACAGCACAATCCAATTTTACTTCTGCCGATTTCGTTGAAACTTTGGGTCTTTCTCTTAATGCACCAGCGACTGATATTCAAGCTAACCTTATTGAACTTGCCACAAAGCTTGATGAAGAACGTGGAACTTTAATTCCCACTGGTGATATCTTATCTGCCAGCGTAGATACTTTAGGAATTTGTACTGTAACACTTACTGCGTCTAGTGTTGGTTTATTAGGAAAAATGCAAATAGGTGATAAAATTTTTCTTGAAGGGACTTGGAATGATATTGATGGACAAAATATAAGTGGTGTTTTTACTGTAACTAATTTAGGACTTACTGGACCAAATAATACTATACAATTTTTAACCACATCTAATCCTGGTACAATGACACTCACGGGAGCATCTATTGAATCTGGTTGGTTTAGATCTATAGTTCAACCTCCTATCCCATCTATTCCAGCAACAAACGCCGAACTTGTTGCTTTACAAACATATTTAGAAAATATTTTATTTGAATTACAATCAGATAGAAATATTGTAATTAGTGCTAATACCACAAGTATAGATCCATTTCCTTTATTAATTTCTTCCGTGTCTGTTACAACAACAACAAATTTACAAATTGATTTTGATGCTTCAAACAATGTTAATGATGTATATTTACCAGGAGATAAAGTATTTTTGGCTGGTACTTGGGATGGAACAGGTGGGGATTTAAGTGGTTATTATACGATAACATCAATTCCTTCTGATACACAAATTAATATTACTATCCCAACTACTACGGTTGGTCCTGTTACCACTTCCACAGACACACAGATTCAACTAATTCAACGATTTTCTATAAATCTACAAACAGAATTTGTTAATTTATTAAATGTGGAAGCCTCAGCAAATGTTACCATAATTATACCAATACCAGAACAAGTTGATAGTAATTACTTTTTTCAAATTTATCGTTCAAATATTACAACCGCTTCACAAACCGATGTATTAGCGGATTTAATTCCCGATGATGAAATGCGGCTTGTTTATGAAGCGTATCCAACTCAAGCAGAATTAGATGCTTTAAGTATTACAGTGGTAGATATTACTCCTCAAAGTTTTTTTCAAGGCGGGGCATTTTTATATACTGATGAAACAAACGGAGATGGAATATTACAAGCTAATGAAATTCCGCCCCTTGCTTACGATATAAATACATTTAAAAATGTAACTTTTTATGCCAATACTAGAACTAGGCACAGATTATTTTTATCTTTATTGGGAATTAGTAAAATTATAACTGATTATGATAATGGCGATGAACCCACTTTTTCTATAGCATCATCTTTAGGTTTTAATAATTATAAATTTGTTAAGGGTGTAAATCAAATTACAGAAATTACTATACCGGCTGGTAGTGTTTTTTCACCCACAACAAGTAATTATTTCTTAATTAATGGTGGAAATACCACACACCAATATTATGTTTGGTTTAATGTGTTCGGTGGAACAACCGTTGACCCAGCATTAGCTGATAAAATTGGTATAGAAGTTGTTATTAATAGCGGCGATACTAACGTTCAAGTTGCACAAAAAGTAACTAATGCTTTTAATGTTAGCGTTGATGATTTTTCAGCAACTATAGTCGGAAATATTGTTACAGTTACAAATACCGTTGCTGGTCCATCAGATGATATATCTCCTACCGCTCCTACTGGTAGTATGGCAGGAGTCACTGGATATTCTGCTTCTGTTTTAACACCTGGAGATGGTGAAAATGTTAAAAAACAAATTACTGAAATAACTACAATTGCTGGAAACTTATTTACTCCAACAGGTTCAGCCGATTATTTTAGTATTAATAGCGCTTTTAATAGACAAAATTATTATTTTTGGTTTAATGTTGATGATGGTAATGATAATCCTGGTGTTAATGGTCTTACTGGTGTAGAAGTTAATATTGATAGTACTGATACTGCATCTCAAGTTGCTGTAAAATTAAATGATAGTATAAATCTTTTTACTGATATTTTTTCATCTTCTGTGAATAGTAATATTGTTACAGTCACAAACTTTAGTCCAGGACCAGCAACAAATGCAACTGAAAACGTTGTTGATGTCGGATTTACAATTTCTACTACTCAACAAGGATTGTTAAATGTACTTCTCTCTAATAGTATATCTCCATCTTTAGCAGTACAAGAAACCACTCAAAGTTTAATTAATGTTATAAATAAAAATAATGCTGAAATTGTTTATGGTTATTACTTATCTGGTATTACAGATGTTCCTGGTAATTTTTTATTAGAAGAAAGAACAATTGAGAATATTTTCTTTTATGTTTTAACTAATAGTGTTAATACTGGAAGTAGTTTTAATCCCGATCTATCACCATCATTTACAATTAATAATATAACTCAAGATAATCCGACCACTGTTACAACGGTTTCCCCGCATCAATTGGGTAATCAAGACCAAGTTATGATATTAAATAGTAATAGTTTTCCACCAATTGACGGCATTCATGAAGTAACGAATGTTTCCGGAACCAATTTTAATATTCCTGTTAATGTTATAGTATCAGGTAATGAGGGGTATGGAATAAATTTATTAAATGCTACAATATCTTCAGATGAAAGAAAACCCAATAGAGTTTATTATTCTAAATATCTTCAACCAGAAGCGGTTCCTTTAGTAAATTTCTTAGATGTTGGGGCTCAAGATAAAGCAATTTTAAGAATTATTCCACTAAGAGACAGTTTATTCGTTCTTAAAGAAGACGGTGTATATCGTATTTCAGGAGAAACGGCACCATTTAACTTAGCATTATTTGATACTAGTTATATATTAATTGCTACCGATAGTGTTGCAATTGCTAATAATATTATATATGGTTGGACCACTCAAGGAATTATGACACTTACTGAAAGTGGTAGTCAAATTATTTCAAGAGCAATCGATGTTAATCTTTTACCATTAGCTAGTGACTTATATCCTAATTTTTCAACAGCAACATTTGGTGTTGGTTATAATAGTGAATATTCCTATCTTGTCTGGACAGTAAAAGAAACTATTGATGATGTAGCAACTCAAGCATTTATTTATAATAATTTAACATCTACATGGGTTAGATGGGACAAATCAAATACTTGTGGTTTAGTTAAAGATGAAGATAATAAATTATATCTTGGTGATGGAGAAGAAAATTATATTCAACAAGAAAGAAAAGATTTCACTCGCACCGATTATGCTGATAAAGAGTTTATTTTAAATATTGCAGAAGGAAATTACCAAGTTGAACAGGCTCAATTGAAATTTTTTCAATTAAATAATGTTAATTCAGTTGCACCTGGAGATGTGATTACACAAAACCAAAAAATTAGTATTTATGATATGAATAAATTACTAATGAAATTGGATAATGATCCCTCTGTTAATAGTGTTTATAGTATTTCTAGTATTAGTTATGACACTGGTACCGGATTAGCTCATATAATTATAAATGAAGATATTGATTCTCACATTGTAACGGGTAATCATGTTGTTGTTGATAATATAAATCCGATTGGTTACAACGGAATTGTTGAGGTCACCACAGCAACTAGTGGAGTAACGAGTGATATTTATTATGAAATAGATGAAGATCCTGGTACTCATATAAATGATTCAGAAGGAACCGTTACATATAGTTATTTTAATACATTAAATCCTCAACCCGGCGAATCTTTAAGAACTACATTGGAAGATCTTGCCGCAAAATTACAAATCGATTTACCAATAACAATTGATAACTTAACTAATTATGTAAATGATATTGCTGAAATTAATCTATTCGGACTATCAGTTAGTGCAGAAAATCCTGCCGTTTTTACCATGTCAGCACATAGTGTTACATCTATTAGTGGAACAACAATGACCGTTACCGGCAATCCATTTATTGATGGAAATATTGTTTCTTTTGATTCTACTGGAACTTTACCATTTCCTCTTTCAGAAAATACTAATTATTATGTATTAAATACATCTGGTGATACCTTTAATATAAGTGAAGATAACAGTAATTTAGTTTCAATGTCTAGTAGTTGGATTGGAAATCTTAGTATTTATTTAAATCATGGATTAAAAACTGGAAGATATATTAATGTGAGTAATAGTACAACAACTCCGAATATTAATAAAAATTATGAAGTAACTTATATAAATGGACATCAATTTAGTATAGAAGCTGATGTTTCTACTGCCGGAACTGCTGATATTATAACATTAATCAACAACTTTAACGATATTAGAGGTTCTTATAATATTATTATTGATGGTTTAAATATGGGCGATTCTGGAACTACATTTAAAAATTATGAACATATAAATAGTGACACGCTGTTTGAAACTCCTATAACAAATGTAAATTATTCATTAAAAGAAATTCAAATTGAAACGGTATTACCATTTATCATTGGTCCTATAACAATTTATAAAGCAATACCTAGTACATTTGAATATAGTCCAATTTCTATGAATGATGGATTGAGTTTAAAACATTTTCGCGAAGCAACAATTATGTATTTAAATAGAACTTTCAGTTTTGCTGAAGTTGGTTTTGCTTCAGATTTATTACCTGAAATTATCACTATTGATGTTCCTGGGTTTGGTGCCGGTTTACAAGGAAATCAAGCAAATGGTGAAGGATACTATGGTGGAAATAGTAATAGTAGTCCTTTTAGAACTTATATTCCATTAGAAAAAGCCCGATGTAGGTTCTTAAGAGTATCTCATGAACATTCAGTTGCGAGAGAAAAATATAGTATTTTAGGCACTAGTTTAACTGGTAGAATTGTAAGTACGAGAGGTTATAGGTAATTATGCGACTTCCTTCGATAAAAAGATTATATACAGAAGATTATCCAAAAGAAGATCAAGCTTTAGTTGATGGACTTTCATTTCCTATTAATAGCGGATTTGAAAGTTTATATGCACTAAGCAACAAACAGATATCTTTTAAAGATAACATAGCATGTACTTTTTCTAGTATCCAAGTGACTGTGGATAGTAATGGTTTTCCAACAAAAACAACAACTTATCCTTTATCATTGCCGTCTTCAGTAGATGGGACTTTGGTAATAAGTGCAATTTGTGCAACAAATCCAAATATTTATCCATCTTCAACTCCGTTTATAACCGGGTCAAAGAATCAGAATAGTTTTATTATACAACATATTTCCGGGTTACCAGCAAATGTTCCTTTTAATTTAAACGTAATAACTATTCAAAATTAACAACTATTATAAAGGTTTTATATACAAATGGCTAATGTTCGTCAATCAAATCAAGCAGGTAGTAACTCAGCTTCCAGACCAGTTAAAAAGGTTGGCACTGGTTACACCAATTTACAATCTCTATTAAATGCAAGCAATGCTGGTGCATTGGGAAATACTCTTTCTCAAAATGTTTCTCAGAATGTTGGAAAAACAGTTGGAAATATTCAAGGGGCTCAGCAAGAATTTAAACAGGGAGCACAACAAGAACAAGGTAGACTTAGTGGATTGCAATCTGGTGCCGAAGGTGCTTTAAATAAAATTATAAACGCTCCATCAACAACTTCATATTCTGTTGATGAACAAGGTAATCCAGTTCAAAATTTAATTGGTCAACCAGAAGTTCAAAATTATGCCGATTATGTTGGTTCTAAATATCAAGGACCAAGTGATATTAATAATGCTGCAAATTTACAAAAACAAGCAAATACATCACAACAATATGCAAGAATGTTGGGTTCACAACCCGGTCAACAACAACTACTAAGAAGCTTTGTTAGCAATCCCAAATATACAAACACATTACAAAATTTAGATAGTCTTCATTTAGGTAAACAAAATATTCAATCTGGGTTAAAAAATGCTCGTTCACAAGCATTACAAAGATTGGCCGGTTCTAATGTTGGTGATATGTCTGCTTCTGCACAACAACAAGCTAGACAGAATATGGCAAATTTATCTCAACAACAACAGGGATTACAAAGAGCCACTCAAGGTGCTGTTGGTGGAATTAATGAACAACTATCAAATAGATTATCACAACTTCAAGATCAAAGTCAAGTACAAGAAGCATTGGGTCTTAAATTAAGACAAGGTGATTTTTCTGCTTTAACTCCAGAACAACGTGGTGTTGCTGAAGCTTATGGTAAATATAATATTCTCGATCCTCAAACTTTAATTAATATTCAAAATGCACAAAATCTTTCACAAGAAGGTGTTGCAAATCAACAACAAGCTGCACAATTAGCCGCTTTAGGAAAATTAATGAATGATCCTAATCTAAATCTTGGTGGAAATGTTGGAACGGCACAAGCTGCTAATGTTAACATTGGTGATTTCGTTGGTGATGCACAACAACGCGCTTCTGCTGATAGAGCAATAAAAATGAACAATATGTTAAGTGGTTTAAATCTTAATTTAGCAACTGGAGTAACCCCAGGTCAACAAATACCTGCTTATATGAATACACAACAAAGAGATCAATTATTACAAGCTGGTAGATCATTACAACCATTGGCTGGTGGTAAATACTATGGTATGTCAGCAGATCAGTTAGCACAAGAATTACAAGGAATGAGTCCATGGGGAAGTGGTCAATCAAATCAATCTATTGCATATAATCCCATTAAACAGTATGTAGATACTCTTAATTCCATATTAAATACAAAATACGGATTAACCTCTGGTGGAGGTTTATCTGGTGATTCGGGTTATAGAAGTTAAGGAAAAATAATATGCCTATTGGAACACTTATTGGTGCCGCTGGTGGTGGATTAATTAATACCATTGGTGGTATTCTTGGTGGTATTCTTGGAAATCAAGATAGACAGAACGCTCTTGATGCATTAACTAAAGCCAATGAACTTATTCAAGCTTTAAATTTACCTGAAAGTCAAGCGCTTCCAATTATCATGGCTCAGTTTCAACAAGCTGGTATATATGATCCTAAAATACTTCAGCAGGTAGAACAGGCTGCTAGTTCTTTTTCAAATATAGCCCCCGACACTGCTAACATAGAAGCACAACAACAAGCCCTACAAGCATTACAAGAACGCGGTACTGTTGGTTTAAATGCTGAAGATCGACTTGCGATGCAAAATATTCGCAATCAGGTCGGCGCTGATGCTGAAGCTAGACGTAGATCAATATTGCAAAATATGCAAGCAATGGGTCAGGGTGGTGGAGGGGCCGCTTTAGCTGCTCAATTACAAGCAGCCCAGGCTTCTTCTAATACCGAATCTCAACAGGCTAACCAACAAGCAGCAATTGCCTCTCAACGGGCTTTACAAGCAATTCAATCTGCTGGTAATATGGCCGGTGATATTCGTAATCAAAATTTTAATGTTGCATCAAGTAGAGCGCAAGCAGAAGATCAAATGAATAGATTTAATGTTGGCAATCAAATGGCTGTTAATCAAGCAAATCAACAAGCTCAAAATGCGGCGCAATTATTTAATGTTCAAAATCAACAAAATATTTCTAATCAAAATGTTGGTCAAACCAATCAAGAATTATTGCGTCAACGTCAAGGTCAACAACAAGATTTTGCTAATCAATATAATTTAGCACAGGCTAAAGCTGGTGGTCTTAGTAATATTGCAAATGCCTATCAAGATAAAGCAGCAAATACGGGCTCACAAATTGCTGGTGTTTCTGGTGGACTTGCTGGTGTTGCTGGTGGAATTGGTCAGTATTATAATAATAAAGAAAATCAAGATTTCTTAAATAATTTCTTAAAGAAAATGAACCCCGGTCAAGTATAATGGATGATAATATCTTAAATAAAAAATTTAATCAACCTGAATGGGAAGCTTTAAGAAATGCAATGCTTTCTCAAGAAGGCGGCGGTTTATCTGGCGGTAGAGACGAACAAGGGCTTTATAATATTGATCCTGTTAATATGTCTTTTGAACAAATGGAACAAGCCAGAAATTTTCTTTTAAATAAAGACGCCACTAATAATCTTTTAGGACTAACCCGCCAAAGTGCTGGGGTAGATCCAGTAGAAGCACAACAATCAAGCGATTTTGCTGCTCAAATAGCACAAAATCGCCCACAAGTTGGTGGTAGTATGCTTGATGCTGTTAGACAGCAAAATGGATTTCCGGCTAGCCTTCAAAATCGTAATGTTATTAACAGATTTCAAAAACCAACAAAAGAAGAAAAAAAGGCAATTAATAAAGCAGCTAAAACAAAAGATGAGGCAGTTCGTACTCCACAAGGTGAAGAAAACACTTTAGAAGCAATACAACCAGAACAACCCCAAGTTGATCCAAATGAAGCATTGAATGCTGCGATGGGCACTGAAAATGAAAATCAACTTATTAATAATATTCTACGTGGAACAGAAAGAATTAATGCCGGTTTAAATCTTGTTAAACCTAATTTTTCTGGTATTGAAGCCTTAGAAAAAACCGCAGGTCAACCAGTTTCTAATTATCAAAAGTTACAAAAGAATGTTGAAGATGTTGCTAAATTAGATAAACTTAAGATGGAAATGGCAAATGAAAAATCGTTAAATGATCCTAATAGTATGATTAGTCAATTATCTAGAAATACTATGAATTCTCTTGGTATTCAAATACCAGAAGGGGTTTCTGCTGGTATTCTTAAGCAATCTGGAGTTAGTATCGGAAGTCTTTTAGGTATTAAAGAAAGTATTGAAGGACGTAAAGAAATTGCCAAGATTTATGGTGCTCAAAAGGCTGATGCTAAAAAAGAAACTGATGATCTTAAACGTGAAAAAATGGAAAGGCTTTCAGATAAGCAAGTTGAAAATGTCACCGGAATTAATAAGGCAATTAGTCATATTGAAAGTATTATTGGGGATAAACCTAAGTTTGAAACCGGACCTAAAGCAGATTTAAGAAATAAAGCTGCTCATACTATCGGTAAAGATGATCCTGAAATTAGTGCTTTTCGTTCTAGGGTTGGAGAACAATTAGCCACTTATATTAAATCAATATCTGGCGCTGCTGTTAGTGAACCAGAAGCTCAACGTTTGATTGCCAACATGCCAACTATGTATGATAGTGATGAAGTGTTTATGGCAAAAGCAAAAAGATTATTAGAAGATTTAAAAAAGGATAAAGAAATTTATCTTAAAGATTTACAAACACAAGGTAAAAAAACTGTAGGATTTCAAGGTGGATTAGATGAAAAAAGATCCCCGGCTGGAGAAAATGCTCATCCAAATGATAATGATGCTATTGATTGGGCAAAAAAGAATATTCAAAATCCTCAATATGCACAAGATGCTTATGATATTTTAAAAGTTAATGGTATATTATAATGGCATTTGACCCTAAAAAATATTTAGCTGAAAAAACAGGAATTAAACCTAAAGAACAACAAATGGATGAATCTTTGGGTATTGGTGATATAGCTAGACCTTTAATACAAGGTGGAACTTTAGGATTTTCAGATGAAGCTGTTGGTGGAATGGGTACTATTAGAGATCTAGTTTCTGGTAATGCTGATTTAAATTGGGAAGCTATAAAACAAGCTTATGAAGCTAATAGAGATCAAGAACGTCAACTAAATGAAGAAACTGAAAAAAGAAATCCAACTCTTTATAAAACTCTAGAAATTGCTGGTGGATTAGCTTCTCCCATTGGAACAATAGGAAGTGCTGCAAAAGGTGCTAGTTTAGCTGCTAAAGCTGGTAAATTGGCTTTAGGTGGTGGTTTAGTTGGTGGTGCTGCTGGTGCCGGTTTCTCTGAAGGTAAAAATATTGAAGAAGTTGGTGGTGATATTTTAGGTGGTGCCGCATTGGGAGCGTTGCCTGGTGTCGTTTTGGGTGGTGTTGCAGGTGCTGCAAAATTGGGAGAACATATTCCAATTTTAGGCATCGGCAAAACCGCTCAAGGGTTAGAACAGGGTCTAAAGGGAAATCTTCCTAGTAATCTTAAATTTACCGAAAAAGTGGAAGAACTTTTGGGTAAACTTGGTAGTAAGAAAAAAGAACTATCCCAATCCTATGAAGCCATTTTAAATAAAGCTGCTAGTGAAAATCGTAAAATTGATGCTAGTGATTTTATTGAATTCAGTAAAAAACTTGAAGATGAATTACGTTTTGCTAAAAGTCCAGAAGTTCGTGCTGATATACAAAATGTATTAGATGATGTTCGTGCTTATACTACTAGGAAATTACCCGGTGGTGATGTTCTTGAAACTCCAATGTTAGATCCTAGGGAAGCTCAACATCTTAAATCATCTTTAGGTGAAAAAGCTAGATTTTCCGTTACCCCAACTCTTAAAACTGGAGAAGGACGTGGAATGGCTGGTAGTCTTAAAGGTAAACTGGCCGATGATTTAGGAGAAAATCTTCCTGGGTTTAAAGAAACAGACGCTCAATATGCTGATTTGGAGAATGTTTTACGTCAACTTGGTATCAAACCGGATAAACTATATACTAAAAATTCACTCACTGGTAAATTAGAAATCAATCCTAAAACTTTAAACGTCGTTCAAACTCTTTTAAAACGTTCAGTTAATGAAAAGGCATCTGGAGATGTTGCCAAACGCGGTGTAGATCTATTGGGTCAAGGTATGGAAAAACTTGGTTTAGATAGTGAAATGACCACTTTATTAGATAAAGCTAAAAGCAGCAACGTGTTTGATAGACCTTTAAGTAAATTAGGTGCGTACCTTGGATATGGGGCACAAAAGACATTAACCGCACAACCAACTGTTAGATCATTAGCAATGGCTCCTGAAACATTAGATGCATATGATCGAAAACCTCACAACAGCTATGAACTAAGCAGAAACACTAAGAACGCAACTAAAGAAGAAATTAATCAATTGGCCGATACTGCTATGCAAATACCAGGATTAAGTCAAACTGGACAAAAATTAAAACAAGCTGTTAATGAAGGAAATATTAGAGCCACTAATCAATTGATGTTTGATTTATTACAAAGACCTAAATTTAGAAGTAGTGTTGAAGGTGTGGTAAGTGATAAAGAAGAAACAGAAGAATAGTTATTTCTTTTTATTATAATCCCCAGATAAAATCGTCTCCCTATTTACCCCATTATATTTAATATCATATTCTAGTATCATTTTGTCTTGTGGATTTTCTGCACCATCGCTATGAGTTTTATCTTCATCTATATAATTTAAAGTTCCAGTTGCTTTTGCTTTAGTAAAACTATCACGATTTCTTGCATTATTCTTATCGTAAATAATCTTTCTATCTTTCTTAGAACGATGAAATTTCTTACCTTTATGATTTAAACTAGCATTAATCCATTCTTCATTAAAGTTATTAAGCCATTCTTTTTCTTTATCATTTAATTTAGCAACATAATCAATATCATTAATTTCTTCTAATCTAGTTTTTAAATTTAAAGACGGTTTAAATGATGGATATTTTGTACTATCTCGTTGATTTTTTTTCTTTTTCATTTCTACTTAGTTCTCCTAATAATTTTTCTTGAGCTATTATATTTTTTATATTATTATTCATAAGATAAAAACGGTTATTTTTGGTTTGTACTTTTTTAAAATTAATTCCTAACATATTTTTTAAATGTTGTTTACTTTTAGGTTTTTTATTTGTATAAAAACACCATTGATTATATAAAAATAATAAATCTTCTTCACTAATGGTAACATCACCAGCTTTTATTAAATAATAATCAAAAAATTTAATAAAATGATTTTCTATAATTTTATCTGAAACAATCTTATTATCTTTTTGTATATAGTTTAATAGATGTTCACTAATTCTAAATTCGTTTAAGTTTAAATAAATACGTTTCTTTTTAATTAGATTTAACTTAATTAACAAACTTCTAAATTCTTGTTCATTAATGGGCTCTTTTGACCAATATTTATAAAGTTTAAAGAATGAATCAAACTTTACATATTGTCTACCAGGCTTAATATTAAAATTATTTAAAAAAAACGTAAGTTCGGTATTTGTCTTCACATCGTGATCTATAACTTGCTTTTCATTTAATAATGAAATAAGTTCTTCATAGCTACTATTTTTGTATTTTTGAGACAAGTAAACCACCTAAAGAAACAGCTAACACCCCTAATCCAATATATGCAATTTTTTCCCAAGTATGCATTTCTTGAGCGGACTGTAAGTTTTTACTTAATAGATCATTTTGTTGAGTTAATATTGTAATTTTTTCAGCATCTATATCGCTATTCTTTTGATAAAGAACATTTAACTTATTTAAAAATTCGATTTCGATTAGATGGTTCTTAACTTTATTAGCTTCTTCATTATCAAGAAGAACCCCATCAAAAGGGGCTTTACTATCTTTAGTTAAAGAAATAGTCTTTCCTAAAGAATTATTTGGGATTACCATTAAAATAATCATTAAGCCATTTAGCCAACTCTTCATTACTAATCGTCCCTTCCTTAGTTTTACTATGCAATTCTTGAATTTGTTTCTTAATATTTTCCATTTCAACATTATTTTTTAATTGTTCTTCTGTTTTTTCTAAAAGTTTTTCTTTAGTCGCTAGATTTTTTAATAAAGCCATCGCATTTGAATACTTATTTTTAAAAAAGATTAATATCGCACCAACAACAATTCCAATTATATAAGGTAACATTTTACACCACGTAATAAGATTTTAAATAATAATCATCTACAGAAAATAATACAAGATTGATATACTTTAAATAAACTTCACTAGTACTTTGATTTACAATATAACTATTTTTTTCTTTTTCCATAATAATCGTTAAGATTAAAAAACTCTTTTACAAATAACTCCCAATTTATTGATATATGAAAATTTATTATATGAATGTCTTTATAATAAACATGCTTACCGTTAATACCCCATTTTTTAGAAGGTTTTCTTTTTTTCTTTTTTGGCTTTAACATGAGGAATTATTGGTTGTGTATAAAATACGCTCATTAAATCTTTTGAATATAGTTTTTTAAACATTGCATTTAATTTTTTAATTGTTAATACCGGATTATCAAAGGAAACAATATTAGTTTCTTTTAATATAATATTTTTTTCAATTACCTTAAAGTTTGAGTTTCTTTTTCGCATCTCTATGAAACTTTCTAAGTCCTGCTTCTATTTTACTTTTCATCTTGTGATGAGGCTTACATAATACTTGAAACTTCGTATGATCCTCAACAAACAATCTATCTATAAAATCATCAAAATTTGTCCAACCGTGAAATGGTACAACTGGTTCAATGTGATCAAGTTGGATTTCTCGTCTACCGAATATTTGCTTACATTCAGCACATCTATATTGGTTTCTACCAATCTTAGCGGCTCTCAAAGCATCGGTTCTAGAACGAAGTCTATATGAAGCGCGGCGAAGTGTTGCTATTGCAAAGGCTTTTTTATTAAAGTTTCCCACTGGTATCTATCTGTTTCCAATCACAGACAGAACAACTAGAAAACACTCTATTTAATATGATAGTGTGCTTTATATGACCCTTAGTACAGCTAGGACACATTTCCCTATCATCTTGGTCTAACTCTTCAATTAAGTGCTTCCTATAGCCCTTGGAAGCCTTTTTAAGCTTCTTTTGAAGAGATCTAATGATAGCTTTAAGCTCTCTAATCTTATTCTCTAATTGATCTATGTCTGTATGTTTAGACAATCTATATATAAGTTGTTAAAAAATGTGTTACTATAAATAAATAATTTTTACATAACCAGGAGTTGGATTACCTTTATAAGCTATAAATATTAAAATATTAATACCAAAAGATTTAGAACTTATATATTCAATAATTAAACAGTTATGTGACACATCAATAGCAAATTGTGTGTTGCGCATTTTTTAAAAATCCATAATCACACAGATCAAATTCTAATAAACCAATTAAACCAAGCAATCCCATATAATCTGCATAATTTAAATCTTTATATATAACAAATTTATATTTCATAATAATCTACTACTTTTAATAAAATATAATCAGTTTTACTAAAGTTACCAGTACATTTTATAAAATCTAATAAAAATATTCCAAATTTATGATCTTTACTATCCAGATTTACATCTTGAGGACGGTTCTTTGGAACAATAAAAATTATATTTTCCATTATCGGCCTGATGAACCAAACCCTTTATCACCACGTTCACTATCCCAAAGTGAAATAACTTGACAAGGTTGATAGTTTTCTACTTTATAAATAAGAAGTTGAGCTATGCGATCCCCCGCTTTAATTTGATATCCAGGTTGTAGTTTATCATAAACCCAACCATCATGTTGATTGAAGGTAAGATTATTTAATATAACACTTAATCTACCAGTATACCCAGCATCAACAACTCCACCAGAAACTTTTAATCCTTTAGCACCCAAAGAACTTCTATCTTCAATCTTACCAACACAACTAGGCGGAATTTCAATTGCAAGTCCTAAATCAATTTTAACAGTAGTTCCTAATGGAATAAAAACATCTTCCATTGCGAAAAGATCTAACCCCGCATCTCCAGGTGTATTACGAGTTGGAATTTTAGCACGTTCATCATATTTATAAACACCGATCATTTAACTTTCCTTTTTATATTTATCTTTAATATAAGCAGATAGAATAATACTATAGTTTGCTAAATCAAGTAAAGTATCTTCTACACTCTCATCTTTAACTTGTAGTTCGCCATTCTTAATAAAACTACTAATACGTGCTAGTTTATCAAGCATTCGGGTTACAATACCAACTTCAGCAGAACAAAGTCCCAATGATTCAATTTGACGAAAATTATGAAAAGGATCTATTTCTTTACTACTTGAAGCAGAACAATAATCGTTATTCTTTCGTTTCATAGTATCATTCATATCTTGACACTTTTGTTTGTGATAAGCTAAAAGTTCTTCTCTAGTCAT